CCCACCGAGATCTACACTCTTTCCCTACACGACGCTCTTCCGATCTGCTGGCAGCGTCCAGTCGGTTCCGGCCGGCTGACTTGGAGGCGTCACGCCGCCCCCGGTCGCGGCTTCGGAGGCTGGCGCGGCCATCGGCAACGGATCACCGCCGCTCAGGGCCTTCAGCAGCGCCGCAAAGTCCTTCAGCAGCGGCCCGCGCACGGCCTCCACTTCTGCCTGGATCACGTCCAGCGCCTTCGGCACGTCCTGCCACTTCACGGAGCGCACCACGTATTCGGTGCCCAGGATGTCCTGCTTATCGCCCGGCTTGATCAGGTCGCAGTTGGGCTCAAGGAGCGAGTTCGTGACGTAGTTGACCACCACCGGCAAGCTGGAGAGCGTGGCCAGGATCTGATAGGCCACTTCGTCGGCCTTCGCCTGGTTGGCAAACTCGCTGTAGTCGACCGCTGTGATGTGGAGCCCGGAGCGATTCTCCAGTGCGTTGCGGGCGCTCAGCTCATCCGTGGTCCCGTTCGTCCCGTCCGCTGTCGCCTGCACGTTGCGCTGGTCCACGCCAACATAGGTGATCTCGATGGTGTCTGACGAGGTAAGGACCGTGCCCGCGTCGTCCTGCGTCACCGTGTTGGATTCTAGGCTCCAGTACCACTGCTTGCCTGTGTCAACGCCCGCCACGCCCACACTCTGCGTGCTGCCGTTCACTTTGATAATTGGCTCACTAGCAATCGGGAAGAGCACTCCGAACGAGCGCGCGGAGCCGTCGCCCGGGTAGGATTCGGTGTCGCTGGGACGCTGGAACCGCGCCAGCTTCAGGATGACTTTGTTGGCGTACTCTTCCAGGCTCTCGTAGGTGGTCAGCTCCTCAATGTTGGCCCGGGTGACGTCGTACGCCGCCGTGTAGCCAATGGTGTCAGCCGCGAACATCCGCAACTCTCGGTTGGCGTCGACGTACCAGAGCATGTCCGCCGCTTTAGCGACGGCGTTCAGGGATTCCGTGACGGTCGGTGAGCCGCTGATCTTCCATTCGCCTGAAAGGGTGGGGCCGTCGGCGACAAATACGAAGCCGATATCCTCCGCCGTCAGATCGTTGTTGATGATGTCGCGCGCGATCTGACCAGCCTTGGCGTCCTTCCAGGAGCGCTCACCAGCCCGCCGGCAGTCACAAATGTAGTTGTAGTCGACCAACGTGACGTCGTGCTCAATCAGCGCCACGCCACGGTAGGCGCGCGTCCGGACGCTCCACACGAAGCCGCCAAAGCGCCGCTGGCCGTCATAGTAGGCCGTCACCTCCTGGCCGCTCAGGGGCGTGTAGGAGCCATCCTCCGACAGCACGGAGAAGGATCCGGACGAGCGGGCGTTCAACTCCGTCGAGAAGTTGAGTGAGCCCTGCCGGATCTTGCGCTTGTTGCTGTGCGCCGGGTCTGTGACGTCGACGCCGCCGATGGTGATTGTCCAGGCCATTACATTCTCGCCTTGATACGGCGGACGAGCTCATCCACGAAGGCGTCCATGTCGCGGAAGCCCACGAAGGAGTTGCCGGATACGTTTACCTGAACCCCCGCGCCGCCGCCTCCGCCGAGCGCCCAGTCGTACCCCGGCTGCGGGAACACGCCCAGGCCAGAGGTCCGAAACTCCATGAGCCGTTCGTGAATTCCAGACAGCGCAGGGAGGTACGTGTTGATTTGCGGCTGTAGACCGTAGATGAGCTGGTTGGCCGTCTGCAGGGTGTGCTTTACGATCAGGTCCAGGCTCTTGTTCATGCCGGCCATCTGGAAGTTGCCGACGATAGACGAGATGGCGGTGGCGACACCGGCCACCGCACCGACAACGGCGGATGCTCCAGACGAAGCGCCGCCGCCAATGCCGCTCGTCAGTCCACCTGGGTTTGCGGCGTTTGCCGCCGAAGAGGCCCCGCCGCCCAGGAATTTCGATATCGACTTGCCCAACTCCCCCATCTGACCCAAGGCGTCTTTGATGACTCCAGAGAGTTGCTTGAAGGCTCCATTGATCAGGATTCGGATCATGGCCTCCCCAAGGTCCTTGACCACCTTCTTTCCGAGGTCCCCGAATCCCTTCCACTCGACGATGGACCGGGCGATCCCGCGCGACAAATCATTGAAGATCGTCGAGACCTCCTGTAGCGCCTGCTTTTGCATCTTGGCCGCCGTGCTGGTTTTCTTCCCGGCATCCGTGGCGGCATCGGCAGCCTTGGGGTAGGAAGACGCAAGGTCATCCAGGGCCGCATTATATTCCTCGACGGTGATCATGCCGCCCTGCAGCATCCGCTCCGCCTCTTCCGCGCCCTTCACGTAGGCTTCGAGGTCGCGCTGCTTCTGTGCGGCGGACTCGATGCCGGGCAAGGCCGGAAGGGTGATCGTCGGCGCCGGGTTCTTCAGGTCCTGAGGCTTCTGTGGCAGGTTCACGTCCGGGAACAGCAGCGGCATGGTCTTTATGTTGGCGAAGATGCCGTACTGCTCATTCAGGGCCGTGATGGTCGCGAGTTCCGTCTCTTGGACCACCTGGAGCGCCGCAATCGACTTGATGAGCTCCTGCTTCCGCGTGGCCACCATGCCGATCTTCTCCATGAGGATCTGCCAGGAGTTGCTGGCAGCATCGGAGAGAACCTTGCCCTTGGGGAACTCGGCCAGCCACTTCTGGTAGGACTTGGCCGCGTCGTCCAGGGCCTTCTGCTGCTCCTTGGTCATCGCGGCGTGCCGCTTGGCCCCGCCGGTTGCCTCGTCGACGCCTTTCAGCCAGTCGTAGACGCCATTGATAGAGGTCGTGAATGCGTTGTTGATCTTCTGGCCGGAGTTCGTCACCAGCGCGGCCACGTCGCCCACTTTTTCGTTGAGCTTTTTCGTGTCCTCGGTGACCTGACGCTGCTTGTAGTAGTACTCTCCGAGAGCGGCCGATACGGTGTAAATGCCCGTGGCGAGCGCCAAAGGCCAAGCGGACGCCCTCACGGCTACACTCAGGGCGGTGCTGGCGATGGTGACGCCTTCGATGGCAATCTTGATTCGCGCCAGGTTCGTCAGGATGGTCCCGATGGCAACGACAGCCACCGGGCCAACGGCCGCCACGGCCGCAATGGCGAGAGACGCGCCCTTTGCCGTCGGCGGGAGATCGCCGTAGGCCTTTGCCAGCTCGCCGATTTTTACGAGCAGCGGGTTGATGCCCTTTTCGACGGCGCTGGTGGCCATCGGCAGGAGTTCCTTGCCAATTTCCGACAGCGTCTTGAACATCTGATCCTTGACGTTCGACCACTGGCCCAGGAGGGTCTTGGCTTGCGCCTCCATGCCACCCGCAAAGCGGTCCCGCATGGACTTCATGACGGCATCGATAGCAGTTGAGGCACTCACTGAGCGCTTTTCCACCATCTGCATGGCGGTCGGGATGTCCACCCCCAGCTTCTTGGCCAGCGCGTCCCAAGCCGGAATGCCGGCCTCTGCGAGCTGCCGGAACTCTTCCGCCTGGGCCGTCCCCTTGGCCTTCATCTGGCCGAGGGCCAACGTCACGCGGTCGACCAGTTCCTTGCCGCCGCCGAGGGCGGACACGGCGTCACCGATGGTGGTGAGGCTGGGAATCACGTCCTCCGCCGCGAAGCCCAAGGCGAGCATGCGGCGGGCTGCGTCCTGGAGGTCCTTGAACTCAAACGGCGTGCGGAGAGCGAAGGCCTGCAGGTCCTTCAGGAAGCTGGCGGCCTTCTCGCCAGACCGGAACATCGTCGTGAAGGCGATAGTTGCCTGTTCCATCTGCCCGGCGGTCTTGATTGCGGCCAGGCCGGCGCCCACAAGCGGCACGGTGAGCGCCGCGGTGAGGCCCATGCCGACACCGGTGAGCGAGTCGCCCAGCTTCTGGAAGCCGATGAGCGAGCGCGTGGCCTGGTTGGAGGACTCCGACAGAGCAGCGTTAAACTGGCGAACCGAGGAGATCGCGTTCGTGGTGTCGCCGGTGAACTTGATTTTCAGTTCGCTGAACTTTGCCATCTATAGGGCTCCAAAGGCTTTTGCGAGCTTCATCGATTCGGATTGCTTGCGCTGCATGCCGGCCAAGGAGATTCGCATCTCGAGGTCGTTCTCGAAGTGCCAGACGAGCGCGGAAAACTCGCGCGGGCTCATCTGCCAGAACTCCTCAGCGGTCAGGCGGAGATGGAAGCGGGCGAAGGTGCGGGCGTTGAGCCAGTAGTCGCCGAGAAAGGGTCTTCACTCGGCTCCTGCTCATCAAGCTCGTCCTTCTGGCGGACGATCTGCTGCATGTCCCTCTCGATCACGGCAGCAACCGCGGCTTCGGCGTCCGCCGCATTCTGGTAGGTGATCCAGGAGCGGACCTCCTCCAGTTCGAGCTTGGGGCTCTCATTGAGCATGGCGGCCCACAGAAGGACGGCCACCTTGTAACTGGTGCCCTTCGCCAGGTCCCAGAATTCCGCCGCCTGGGTGCCCATGAGAGAGATGCCGCTCTTGTACTCGGCGAGCGACAAGTCGGCATGGAGAAGGCGCAGGTTGTGCGCCTTCCCATTGAGGTCCACTGTGATCGGGGGCATGTTACTCCGAGGCGCGAACGTTGTTCACGGTCAGTCCGAGCGACTTCTTCAGCAGCGCGTTGCGCTCCATCGTCGGCAGCTCGGGGAAGCTGAGCACTTCACCGGTGAAGAACTTGGTGTTGGTCGCGCCGGAGAAGTTGAACAGCGTCTTGTAGTTGGTCGACGCGCCGTTCGCCTTAAAGGCGTCCATGATCTGGTGGGACGTGTCCGCCGGATCGTAGTTGATGTCGACGGTGACCGACAGCGCCGTTTCCATGCCGCGCACGGACGAAGGCGACGTGTCGCCCAACGCCGTGGTGTCGATCTTCTCAGCCTCACCGCCGCTCATGGAGATGGACTGAATGCCTGTGATTTCGACGAAGTTCCCGTTGTTCTTGACGTAGAGCTTCGTCCCTTGCGTTTTTACCGCCATGGTGTGGACCTCCCGCTGATTTGTGTGGCTTGGGTGTTAGAACTCGTATCTGATGAGCCACGAGATTGAGCGGCCGAACAACTTGTGCTCGGCGTCAAAGTCTTCCGGCAACTCTTCCGCCTGGATGTCGACGACGGTCACGCCGCCGCCCATCACACCGCTGAAGCCGTGCAGGTTGTCGGCAATGCGCTCCGCCGTCTCAACCGCGTTTAGGTGGTTCCGAGAGATGGCCGTGATGATGTACGTGGCGTCCCGCATGCGCGGCTCGTCCATGGTGGTGAACACGGCCCCGTTGAACTGCAGCACCACCACATCCAGGTACTCTTCGCCTTCGGCTGGAGTAGGCGCGGCGGCAGCGTACACGCGCGCTTCCGCGATCAGCCCCGCGATGTGGCTGTAGAGGCCTTCGGATAGGGTCATGTCAGTAGAGGCCGTATCGGCGTTTCAGGAGGGCGTCCAGCTTGGTTGCGGCCTTTTCGAGTTCGGCGTCACCGAGATTCGATACCGCCCGTTCAAAGTAGTGGCGGCCCATGAACCAGTTGCGGCCCTTGCGGCCGGATTCGACGATGTGGCCGTACGGCGCCGTGGTGGCATACCGCGG